CATCTCGGCCTTACCATTTCGCAGTTTTACTACCTCGCACAAAAATACTCCCTGTCCACATCATTCACACATTCCGCATGGTCGCAAAAGGACGATGAACGGGTGATGCGCCTGTATCGGAATGGACATCAGCAAAAGGATATTGCCGAAATGATGGGTCGAGGATTCGTGTCAATAAGGTCACGCGTTGCGAGATTGCGCAAGCTCGAATTGAATATGAGGAAGGCAGCATGACCGACTATACCGGAAGTAACACGCCTGCAGATCAGCGTGATTTATGGCGCACTCCACCCGCCCTGTTCGCTGCTCTGGATGCGGAATTCTGCTTTCAGCTGGACGCCGCCGCCGCGCCGCATAATGCATTGTGTAAGCGGTTCATCACGGAAGATGAAAACACGCTCGAAACTCCATGGTCAGCTCGCATTAGCTTGCCTGGTTATTGCTGGCTGAACCCTCCCTATTCCGACATCACGCCGTTCGTGAAGAAAGCTGCAGCCGAGAGTCTCAACCAGATCGGCACCGTCATGCTGGTTCCGGCAGATACTTCGGTTGGCTGGTTTAAGGAGGCGACGCTGACCGCCAGTGAGGTGCGGTTTATCACTGCTGGACGACTGGCATTTATCAACCCGGTCACCGGTAAACCCGTAAGCGGTAATAACAAAGGATCGATGCTAATCATCTGGCGACCTTTCCCACGCACTCACTGTGAATTCACGACGATCGACCGTGACGAGTTGATGTCATTCGGAAACAAACTTATCTCGCGCCGGGAGGCTGCATGACAGAAGAGCAAAACAACGCATTACGCGCCACTGCCCGTCGATGCAATGAAGAGCTTAAAGCTGCAATGGCGCAGAAGCCAAAGCCGAAGTTTGACGCCGTGAGTCGACCTCTACTGGCGAAGCACTTCGAGAAGATAAAGGGACTTGGTGTCCCTTTTTTATTATTCGTCTACACCATTGGGCGCATCAATGGGCAATCCCGGGAGCACTGACTATGAGCGAAGTGTCAATTCTTGATATGTGTTGCGGGTCTCGCATGTTCTGGTTCGATAAACAGGATGAGCGAGCGGTGTTCAGTGATATCCGCGCGGAGCAGCACACGCTTTGCGATGGTCGCCAGTTGGTTATCAGTCCTGACCTTATTGCAGACTTCCGCGCGCTGCCATTCCCTGACAATACTTTCCCTGTCGTCGTTTTCGACCCTCCACACCTTGAGCGCGTCGGCGATAACGCTTGGATGGGGAAAAAGTACGGACGACTCAACAAAGAGACATGGCGAGAGGATTTACGCGCCGGATTCGCTGAGGCATTCAGAGTTTTGTGGCCAAACGGCGTGCTCATCTTTAAGTGGAATGAAACCCAAATACCAGTGAGCCAGATTATTGCGCTGACTGAAGAAAAGCCAGTAATCGGCCAGCGAACAGGAAAAAGCGACAAAACACACTGGATTATTTTCATTAAAGGGGCCTCATCATGACCTCTGAAATCATCGATCAAGCGAGCGAGCTTGAAGAAATGCTTCGCGAAAACGCTATAGCAGCTCACAGACTCAACCCCAACGCAGTATCAGCAACGCACTGTATTGAGTGAGACGAACAGCTCAGCGATGAGCGCAGGAAAGCGTATCCGGGATGCACGATGTGTGTTGCATGCCTCCAGATTGTCGAGTTACGGAATAAGCAGCGAGGTGGGTGATGGCGGCCTACTACAACGAAATCGACCCTTACGCCGCACAGTGGCTGCGTAACCTGATCGCCGGCGGTCACATTGCCCCGGGCGAAGTTGATGAAAGGAGTATTGAAGATGTCACACCTGACGATCTGCGAGGATTCACGCAGTGCCACTTCTTCGCTGGAATTGGCGTCTGGTCTCATTCCCTGCGCCTCGCCGGATGGCCTGACGATAAACCAGTCTGGACCGGTTCCTGCCCGTGCCAGCCTTTCAGCGCGGCAGGCAAAGGAGATGGGTTTGCTGACGAGCGGCATCTTTGGCCAGCCTTCTTCCACCTCATCAGCGAGCGCAGACCTCAGCACGTCTTTGGCGAACAGGTTGCAGCAGGTAACGCAAATGCATGGTTCGACCTTGTACAAGCAGACCTGGAAGCAATGGATTACGCCTTCGGGCTTGTCCCGTTTCCGTCTGCGGGCATCGGTGCGCCGCACATCAGAGAGCGGGCCTACTGGGTGGCCAACTCCGCAAGTGAGCAACATAACCAACGCAACAACAGTACAGATGAGCGCGGATGGCAGGGAGACTCCGAACAAAATCGGATGGGCGGCGGCATTGGCCGGATGGCAGACGCCAGTGGCGAACGATTCCACCGGGTCGACTCATTGCTACAGCGGGAAGGATCAGGACGGGGCTCCGAAAATTTGTCTGAAGTTGCCTGGAACAGTGTTGCTAACGGGGTGGCCGACGCCAATGTCGGGATCAGCAGCCATGAATGGAAACAACGCAACAGTGAATACGGACAGTCTGAGGAAAACGGTAGTACTTTGTGGCGGGGATCTGAAGGGGTCTGGAGTAAACCTTTCCTGCGATCCGCCGGCGCCCTTGAGGTTAACGGTTTTTGGCGTGATGCAGACTGGCTCTTATGTCGAGATGGCAAATGGCGTCCAGTTGAACCCGGCACATTCCCGCTGGTTGCAAGGTTTGCCAAAAGCTTGGGACACGGCAAGTCCTCATTACGAGCAATGGCTGGACGCAACCGCACAGGCCGACTTAAGGGTTACGGTAACGCCATAAACGCACAGGCTGCCGCCGCTTTCATCACTGCTTATATGGAGTCAGCCAATGTTCCAGCTAATCCAGCGGGGCCAGATATACGCTGATACAAATAATTGGCCCGTAATTATCCACTCCGCCACATCTGAAATAGTCCGCTACTGGCGACAGGGCCGGATCAACACCGCTTCAATCGACCGCTTTTACCAAGATTTCGAATATCTCGACTTTCACGAGGCGAGACGTATTCGTGCCGAACTTGAGACGAGCGAGCACATTAAATCGCTCCGCTCCCAGCGTGCGGAATGAGGAGAGACTATGTCAGCATACGATGAAATTATGAACGCACTCGCCTTCTACTTCGGCGATGGAGAAGGCCTAAACCCAAGCGAGGAAAGCATCCGTGAAATTATCAGCCAGGAGCATGACCCAATTGAGACGATTGCTGAAGCGCTAGACGATTACCGCGCATCGAAGCCATGACGCAACTTATAGCCAGTTATGAGCTGGCTATTGGGTGCGAAAGCACTGCCTCGAAATCCCCATTTAGCCCGGACAAGTGCCGGGCCTTTTTTTAAGGTGAAAATAATGAGCGAAGTTGGTAACGATTATTACGCAGCAGATAAATATAAAGCCCGTCAGGATGGCTTTGAAGAGGCCGCCAAACCACTGATTAAGTGGCTTGCTGAAAGTGTTCATCCTCACCACGCAGTTATCGTAACAAGCACTACTGCAGAGCTATTGCAGGGTGAGAACGTTGTAAAAACCGAAGAATTCCTGAAAGACTAATCCCGCTATCCCCTGAGGTAATGGCCCACTCCGGTGGGCTTCTTTTTGGGAGTAAATCATGCAATCGAATCCCATCATCTGGCTCGTCATTGCTCTCAATGCTCTGGCGGCCTTCATTTCATTTCTACACGAACCGGCAGGTGTGCAATGGCTGCAGTTATTTATGTATTAGCGATATGCGCGGCTAACTACCTTGTTTTTCTTTTTGGCCCGTGGTGGTCAATCGTCAACTCATTCGCACTGATCGGGTTCGACTTCATCCTTCGTGATGTTCTTCATGAGCGAATTGGGTTTGCGAAAGTAGCTTGTCTGGCCGTCATATCTGGCTTCATTAGTTACGCAATCAACCCAGCAGGCGGAATGATAGCGGTCGCGTCTTCTGTCTCATTTGTTCTGGCTTCTATTGGTGATGGCAGCGTTTATCAATTGCTTATCCGCAAGTCATGGCCGGTGAAATCAAATGCGTCAAACATCACGGCATCGGCTATTGATTCCGTCACCTTCCCCCTACTCGCCTTTGGGGCTCTGATGCCAGGGATTATTGCCGGGCAGTTCATAGCAAAAGTTACCGGCGGCTTTATCTGGTCATTAATTCTAAGGAAGCGGTGATGACAGTCCACTACCACGGAAGCCCTATTTGGGGTGACGCAGAGGCTCCGACCGATATGTTGATCAAAGCTCTGTACCGTGATGGCGGAGCATTCATTTCTTTCGCCAGGCCAGAGCAAATGAAGAAGGTTGCAATGTTTCCCTGCGACATCAGGCTGGATAACGGAGCCTATTCGGCATGGGATAAGGCAAAAAAGAAAAAGATAGTCGTCGACTGGGGGAAGCGAAGTGGGAAGTTTTACGATTTCGTTGGCAAATGGTTAAGCAGAATTGAGTGGTTCCTGATACCCGATGTCATCGAAGGAACTGAGCAGGAGAATGACGAGCAAATTGAGCTGGTGCCGGAGTGGTTAAAGAGCAAGGCCGTACCGGTATGGCACTCAGATGAGTCTATAGAGAGGCTTATCAGGTTATCAGGGCGCTTTGAATGGGTGGCGATCGGATGTTGTGGCGCACACAGACACATCCGGTCTAAGTGGTGGGAGCAGCGCATGGATGAAGTTTTCACCGAGCTCTACATAAACAGGAATTCTACGGTGAAGCTACACGGTTTAAGGATGTTGGATGTCAGAGTGCTTGGCCTATACCCGTTCGCCAGCGCTGACTCGACGAACGTTGCTGTGAATGTCCCAAAGACCGAGAAGCGATTCCCCGAGATAACGGACAAACTGGCGCGCACAGCTGTGCTTCGTGCAGCCATAGAGAAGGTGTATCCCCCATCGATAAGCGAATGGGTAGAGAGGAAGAGCAAAGAGCCGGCGCAAGCCGGTTTTTTATTTGAGTTCGACGCCGCGTAGGAGGTGTGCAATGGCTAAGTATGCTGTGGGCGCGTTAGTCCAGCTTAAGACCGGCGGAATACATGGATACGTTGAGAGCCAGATAGAACCAGATAGCGAGCATCCGAAATACTGGTGCCGATGGGATGACGGTACATACCAGGTGCACAACGAACACGAACTACGGGCTGCCACTGTAGACGGTCCGCAACTGTATAAGAGAATGGATTAGGGGTGGATATGACCAAAGAAGATGCCGTAAAGCAATTGAAGGAACTTCAGGGTAGTGGTGACACGGAATCAAGTCACATCATGGC